CATAATTCCCCCTATGTTTGAGTTTTATAACAATTTATTCCCGGAGGGCACAAAGCCTCCGGCGACTATAGATATCAGGAACACTTACATTAAGTATGGTGTTTCTACTACAATTGACATGAAAGTGAGTGGTGCGAACGGCACCTATGAAGGAAAACGTAAGAACGCTTTTCTCGGAAACATGGCGTCCTTTTTAGGACGTTACGAAGGAATTAAAATTCTGGACTCAGGAGTGTATGACGGTATGTCTACCTCGATCATCGGTCCGAATGGCACTCCTGAGTACGTGCTCGCAGAAGAGATCGTGCGCAAGCAAAATGCTTGGCGTAATGAACTCGCTTCTGTGCGCAGCATGGTTGAGGAAAATTTAGATCGTGTCAATTTAGTTGGTGTGTTGTACAACATGTTACGCATGTATTACGCAAAGCAGTTGAGAGCTATGAAGTATGCAGGTGATAGTAAATACTATGACAACGGACATGTTTCAATCACCAACGAACAGGTATTTGGAGTCGACGGAGATTGTCTCCTTTGGGAATCTTTTGACATACAGGACGCAGATGTAGTCATGACTTACACTAAAACGCCGGCTGATGTTCAGGGATCAGAGATTTTTTATGACATCGGCAGCAATCCTAACCCAGTCATGCACGTACTTATTCGTCATGCCCACGCCGAGTGGAAAAGCGATCAAGCTTTTTTGCTCACACATCCCAGCCCTCAACTGTCTGACAAGGTCGTAATCGTAGGAGGCCGTCTTCCAGGACGTGTCCCTGCCCTCAAGGACCTGAAGGCTTCAGAGATAAAAGCTGGAATTGGAGAATTCGTACGCAAGAACGCTTGTTACAGAGACTTCGAAATAGCCTACAGCATGATCGTTAGCGTCATGACTAAACCGGTGCCTAGATCTGCTGAAGCTATATCTTGGCATAAAAATCCTATTAATGTACGCATCCCTAAACCAGCCTGGATCAGAGGATTGGTCCCAGAATTGTACTTAGGAGCGCAGTACGCTAGAGGACCAGAATGGCAAGACTGTTTCTATTCTTGGTACAAGTCATCAATGAGTGCAGTGGTGCACAGTGTGGCTATGCAAGAAGCAGTGTATACAGAAATATTCCACCTCACACGAGTAACTAGTTACGATGATATCGATAGAGACAGTTTCATGACGTATGCCACTAGTTTGGCTGACTGCCCTAATGCTGGCATTATGGTGGACACAGTCTTGACTTGTATGCGCTATGGCAGAGAGTGTACTTTCAGATATACTACATCAGCTGGAGTAGACCGCCTTGCAACGATCCCTAACCAACTCGAAACTAAACAGTTAGTTAGTGTCAAAGATCCTGCAGCAGCCGACTACTACAACATGTGCAACATGGAGGAAGGTGTAGCCGAACTAAACATTATGTCTTACGCTCCGGTTACTTACCCTTCTCTTTCATATGGAGTGAATGATGACGGCTATTATATGAATTCAGACAAGGCGAGCGTTACGGTTAAGCACAGGGTGCAAGACGGTAAAATGATATTCACTGATCCAGCCGAATTTTCTCAGTACATGTCTATGATGCGTCTTTTTGGTTACGATGTGTTGGCCACTGATGTAAACTCGAAGACTAAAAAGCGCATTCACAACTGGGCTGACAATGCGTCTGGTAGATACATTTATGTTCATAACCCTGAGGATATTGCTCCACGCTTTGAAATACACTGGAAAGATATTATGAAGCGAGCAAACTCGTGGATGGAACTTCCTACTCTATACGGAGATGTCACATTCTCATACAGTTTGGGAAAGAAAGCACTCACGTGGTTTAGTGGCGATGAACGAATTGGTTTTTGCTCGGAGCCGCTTGTCAGTGTTAAACGTAATGAATTCTTAAAAGCTGTTTCTCAGTTGTCGCAAGCGAAGCCGTCAGTACGAATCATCCCACTGCACCGTCGGTCGGATTTTTTAGAAACGCGGCTCAGCGTGACGGCGTCACGCCCTGCACTCGCTCCTGCATCCTTGGATATAGCGAGTGGGCCGTTAATAACGACTGGAGTCACGGACCCGGATCCTGCTGCGGAAGCAATGGAGCCGGACAATTGACTTCAGACGTAACCGTATGGCTCAACGCTAGGGGCCTTCCGACTTACGACAACGCTAAGGCTGTATACAGTCTTGTCGAGGTAGGAATAGGATCAGCGGCGTCTGACGACTTCTATCGCCACGAACTGAGGCGTGTGCAAGGCGTACTTAAATCAGTTCTTGTTATAAATATGGGAGAGAGTGAATATTATTATGTTAAGATAGCTAGTGTTTCGTGTTACGATAAAAGAATTACAAAAATAGTTGGTGCAAGTTTCGTCGGAAACTTAAGGCATGATTTCAGTTACTGTCAGGACGGTCTCTGGTATGACATGCTACAAAGCAAAATCAACAATAAAAAATTTGAAAACTATGTAAAAATGAACAAGAAAAACACTGTCTCTAACTTGGCCGAATACAGTTACTATTACAACACAGAAAACAAAGACACACAAAAAATTACTCAGTTCCATCACACCCACGTTCGTTTGAAAGATATATTCAAGAAAACTACTCAAAAAGTCGTAGGAAGAGAAGCGGTATTAGCTGAATCTTTAGACAGGTTCAATAATATTGAAAGCACACATGCCACGTTCTGGGTGTATTTCAATGCAGCGGATGAAACGTCAAAGAACTATTTGATCAATTTGATACTCAGTAGCGGAGGAATTGATTTAAACGTACTCAAGAAGGAAGGTGTTTGGGCAAAACAAATGCAAGGCTTAGGGCGACTTGAACTCAGCCAGATTTTTGAACTCAATGTTCTAGTTAATCGACTGGAAACATCAGTGGACTGGGCCCAAGAAAGACAGAACCGCACTATGCCTCGTCTTGCTCAAGTCGAGCCTCATGAGACATACAATGCCTGTCTGAAATTGTTCGGTGATGCAAAAATTGAAGGCAAGAAAGCGTTCAAGTATTCATTCAAAGACTATTGGCAACAGCGAGCAGTGTTAATGCCTAACGGATCAGTGCATTCGGAACATGTAGACGATAAACGCATTATGAAAGATCTCGACTACAGATTAAAATCGAAAAAGGGTTTCTTCTCTTCGTTAGATGATTTTTCTCATTCCCAGTGGATAGAACGTTCACCGGAAATACACGCGTACACTTCAACAAAGTACGAATGGGGCAAAACACGTGCTCTGTACGGCTGCGATGTTACGTCACATTTGCATGCAGACTTTGCACTCAATAAGTGTGAAGAGACTTTCCCGTCTTACGTGCCAACGGGATCACGTGCTACAGCAGACTACGTTGCAGGGGTTGCTAAGAACATGAAACACTTGATCCCCTTTTGCTACGATTACGACGACTTTAACTCGCAGCACAGCTTCGACAATATGAAGGCAGTGCTGCGTGCTTGGCGACAGGTATATCGTAACAATTTGAGCAGAGCACAACTAGCTAGTCTTGAGTGGACTATCCGCTCTATTGGTTTGCAAATCGTGCATTGTAGTCAAACAGGTGAATCTTATCGCACAGCTGGGACATTGTTTTCTGGCTGGCGATTGACATCGTTCATGAACACAGCGCTTAACTATGCCTATCTTGAAGCATGCGGCATTTCTTCATTACTGTCTTACTCATTACACAATGGAGATGACGTGCTAGGAGTTGCAACGAGTTTTGCTCCTATGCTCAAACTGCTCGCTAATTCGAAAAAGAAAGGCATACGCGCACAGGTGTCAAAGATGAATATAGGTACAATCGCTGAGTTTTTACGCATGGACTTTAATGCTCAAAAGCCGACAGCAAAGCAGTATCTTACTCGCGCCTGTTCAACGTTTGTGCATTCTAGGATTGAAAGTGGCAGTGCTCGATCACAAAGAGCGCTGTATGAATCGTATTTCACGCGTCGTGATGAAATTCTGGCACGAGGAGGGTCAGATTATATTCTACGACTGTTCGACAAACAGATATCATTTGCCAACTCACTGTTCAAGACGCAGGACATGAAGAAGGCATATGAAGAATTTGATTTGGTAGCAGGCGGTAGATCAAATGATGGACTAGTCACTAATAATGTCTTGAGTGACGCCATCATGGAAGAAGACAATGACATTGACGTTAAGGTACTGCGTCCTGGCATTCGTGACTTTGTCACTTATGTATGCCGGAAAATGCCCTCCATGCAAGGCACTGCGTCCGCCAAAAGTATGGAGAAAACCGTTTTAATGACGTATAACATTAAGAGAGACAGATTGTCCTTTACCGAGTCTAGTAAGCAAAGGTTAGAATTAGACAAGTCTCTCAAGAAAATATGGAGTAGCTACTTACCAGTAGGCACATTCGCAAAGGCGCGAATGTCTGCTCCGGACTTAGTCGCAGCTATGGCTGCAGCAAGTCCAAACCATGCTGAGGTTCTCTCACGATCTCAGGACCCTTATAGGGCCATCTCAATCATGGTATAAAAAGCCGAACGCCTCTAAAGGCGTTAAAAGTAGGGTTTCTTATGGTCACCACCACCACCCACCACCCACCACCACCCACCCA